GTAATAGTTGAATTTGAAAAATTTGCTGGTGTAATTGTGATTGCGTTTGTACCAGATGTAGATGTATTAACTATCACCTTAATCTGACCATCAGTACCATCTGCCATAGCACATGAGTGTGTAGCTGATGTTGCATTAATTTCAGTTATAGCTGAGGTTACATCTACTGCTGTAGTTGTAGAACCGTCTGCTGTAATTGTTTGAGAAGTTTGTTTTAAACCAAGGTAACTTGGAATGTTATTGAAAACATCTTCCGCTGTTACTTTTTTATTTATTGGTGTGTTGCTTGGGTCATCTACTACATGAAACAAGTCAACGCTTGCTAAATTATCGCCTAAATCTGTTAAGGCGGTGATTTTCTTATCTGCCATTTTTATCTCCTTGTTAACCCCATTCGGGGAATGCTACTCTGTGCATATACACAGACCACTTTATTAATATACTTATATGTATAAGGGCACCCGAAGGCGCCCCTATAAATTATTTTATTACGCTGGGTTTGCTAAAGCAACCAAGCATTCGTATTTAACTCTTGAGCCATTTGTAAACTTCAAATTCCACCCCATGTGAGCAGCACCTGATGGTACTTCACCTGAAGCGTAGTTAAATAAACCTACTGTCATACCAGCAATAAACTCATCTGCTGTATTATCTTCAAATAAATTTGTTCTATTTGAAGCTGTAGGTGCATTATTTGTTTGCAACTGTGTAGCAGCCCATAAAGGTGCTCCAGCAGCTGAATCTGCACTTGACCAACTTGACATATTATTCTCTCCCTTTTAAATGTTAATAGGTACTCAATAGGCCTTTCGGCCTTTCTATATAGTCCTACTATTTATAAGGGAAATTATTTAAAACCGAGTTTTTTCAACTCTGCAATAGTTTGAGAAGCTGTCTTAAATGTGATACCTATACCACCTCTTTGATTAAACTCTTTTGTATTCTTTTCGTAATCGTCAATCAAAATGGTATTAGGTCTTGCGTAATTCTTTTTTTGACTTCTCATAACAAGATTAATTTTATCTCTTGTTATACCAGTATTCTTCATAGCCCATTTGGTTTTGCCTGGAATGCAATTAGGGTCATGTGCATGTTCTACATATGCACTTAATATATGTGGGTTATACTTCTTTACAAAAGCAAAGAGTTTTTTACCCTCTGCTAACCATGGTCCGTCAGACCAAAAGTCTTTCTTTGCAATGATTGGATCCCAACGCTCTTTTCTTCCAAGCTTAGTCCATTGGTCAATTGTAAGACCTGTAGTCTTCTCAATGTTCTTTACAAAGTCGAAAAGGACGCCATCCATATCGAGATATATTTTAGGTAAGTTATTCATAGTGTATCCTTTTCTTATTATGTGTATATAATAACATATTCCTTACCATTTGGCAACAGCTTTTTTCGCTATTTTTGAAGTTTTTTTTGAAGCCTGGTATGACTATTTTTGATAGTCTACCTTAGGTTCTGTTTCAACTTTAGTTTTTGCACTTCCGACTAAAGTTTTACCCTTTTTTTGTTTTTCCGACTCATCATCCGATTCGCCACTTTCAGGCTCATTAGTAGAGGCGTCTTTATCTTGTGCCTTCATATACTTCGCCTTTTCTTTGATAGCTTCTAAATCGTCAGCAGCTGTTGACCATAGAGTATTAACATCTTCTTTTAACTTCTCTATATCAAAACTTTCTTCTTCGGAGTTTTTCTCTTTTGCTTTAATTGCTTTCTGTAAAGCAGGTGGTAATTTTTCTTGGCCTTTAGTTAACTCATCAACTTTTGCCTCACCTTTACCTTTATACATTTTATCTAACTTATTAAAAAAGTCTTTCTTTTCCATATCAGACATTGCGCCGATACCTTTACCAGTCTTTTCTAATTCTTTTTTAAATAAATCTTGGTAGGCGTTGTCTTTTAAATGTTTTTGCATTTCTTTAACGACTTCGCTCATGCTACCACTTTTACTTTCTAAATAACTCATCTTTATTCTCCTTTTACTTTGGCAGCTAAGTCTTTGTCTGCACCACCCCAGGTTCCTGAGGATTTTGTTACAAATGAATTTACTCTAGCGTATGCCCATTGGTGCTGACTTGCACCTGGTCTGTGTCCACCTTTCCAAGCGGCCATACCTCTATCGAAAACCTTTTTTAATATTGAATAAGGCATACCTGATTTGTCTGCCTTCTTTTTTAAAGCTGCAAGTGATTCAAACATTTGTTTTGATGGATGAATTTTTACTTCTTCTTTTTTAGTTTTTAAACCTGCCTTTTTCATTCTTTCAAGGTCAGTTAATGACATTGCGTTTTCTTCAGCCTTAACTGTTGCACCATAAAAGTTTTTAAGGTCTGTAGCATACTTGTTAAGGTCATCACCTTTACCATCTACTTTCATTACTAAACCTTTTGCATGAATAGTAAAACCATGTTTTGCTAAGTCTGTTGAAGCTTTCGCCATTTTGTCCATAGTTTTAAAAGTAACAGTCATCTTTTTAAACTCTTTGATTGTTTCTTCTTTTTTCATACCCATTAGTTTATCAGCAATCTCATGTCCTTTTTTGATTGTCTTTTTATCTAATGGTGGCTCGTCATTGTATTTCTTTTTAGCAGTTGACATACCAATTGCATATGCTTTGTCTTTAGCCATTTCATCTAATTGTTCATTAGTTCTTTTTAAAACCTTTTGAACATCAGGATGATTTGATAGTCCTTTTGCAATCTTCTCAATTGCCTTAACAGCACCTGAATAGTTACCACCTTTGTATCTCTTATCGTTTGCAACACCATAAGCCATTTTGATTTGTTGTGTAGTATATTCTACCATATATTGTTCAAAATGTTCAGATTGTTGCTTACTCATTTTATCTTTTAAATGTTTGTATGCAATACCAACTTGTAGTAAAGGTTCGCCTGTTTCAGGATTTACTAACTTTTCAGTTTCCTTTTTAACAGTTTTTGCTTTTTCTGTTTCTGCTTTTTGTTTTAGTTGAGCAATCTCAGCGTCTTTCTTTTCAAGTTCAGTCTTTAACTTTTCTTTATCGTCTTCTTTAGGTTCTTCTTTTACAGACGGTTGCTTTTCTGCCTCGTCTTCTTTTTCTTCACCTAAAATAGCTTTAACATCTCTAACATTTAATTTTAATTCTTTTGCAATCTCGGCTGCTGACTTACCAGCTTTTACCATTGCGTCAATCTCTGACATTCTACCCTCAGCCATATCTTCTTTAACTTGTACAATAGAAGCTGCCATATCACCTGTTGCCATTGATACTTCACCGTTTGCTCTTTTGTATAAGAAAAATCTTGCCATACTAGGGTTGCCATCAGGATACATTGTTACTTTATCTGTGTTGTATTTTGCACTTCTACTTTTACTCTTAACAACAAATTTTTTAACAGTTGTACCCGACATAGTTGAATTGTAAGTGATAGTCATTGTATCACCTTTTTTCAAACTATCAAATTTTTTACTATCAATTTTACCCTCTGTAATTTCTAGGTAATCTTGTGTAGCTTCGTCAAGTATTTCTACTTCTTCTAAATTTAATTTTACACCTGCTGGTCTAGGGATACCTTTTTGTATCATCTTTGACATAGCCATAACAGATAAGAATGGAATATCTGCTTTGTATATATCTTTTAAACCGCTATCTGGAATGTTTTTAAACATTAATGATAGTTTGTTAGCATTTGCAACTGAAATCTTTTTACCTCTTAATACTTCATACTCTTTTTTAAGTCTAGCAATTTGAGATGTACTAAAGTTTTCTTTTACTAACTCCTCGTTTTGTTGACCTGGATTATGTGTTAGATAATCTGAAACTGAAGAAATGTAATCTTTTGCTTTTGTAATTTTAGATTGTACCCAAGCTTCTAATTCATCTGTGTCATCTGATTTAGTTGATAGCATATTAGCAAGTTCAGTAGCTTTTGCGGAGATAGCTTTGAGTTCGCCTTGTGCCATAGAAATTTCATGGTCGCCTTCTTCAACTAATTTAGAAATCACATTAATGTTTGCGTGTTTAATTGCAAGCTGTGTTGGAATATCTAAATCTTTAATCATCTTTCTTATGGCAGGTGTGACATCTTTTGCTGTCTTCATTGCCCAAGTTTTTTTGATGTTATTAATTTGTGTATCAGACATCTTTGATTTTAAATAATCACTAGGTCCTGATTCTTTTATTTGTGGGTTTCTTACTTGTTCTAGTAAGTCACTCATTCTTTGTCTGTATGCCATATTAGTTGTCTACCTTTGCTCCGCTTCTCCATTGATAACAAGACCAATATCTAGCTTTAGTTTTTGGACCAGGATTTTCACAATTGTGCCTGGCTCTGAATGATTTTCTACGATTAGGGTCATCTCTTTTGATTTCCATATTAGGGTCACCAAAGGTTACCTTAACCACATTTCCTTTTTCGTTTGTCACATACACGGCAAACTTTTTAGGTCCGCCTGGTGTTCTCATTGGATTATTCAAAGTGACTTTTTTACCTTGATATTCTGCCTCTGTTAAAGGCTCGTGTTCATGTTCGAAGATACACTCCTCACATAACTTATCAATGTTTTCGTATTCTTTTAAAGTCTTCATAGTTTTTCAATCATCTTGGCCACAACTTCTTTAAGTTTATTTGACCATTCCTCTTTATATCTTAGCTTATATTTATCAATAGTTTCATCTGTACTTGCCCATTCTTTTATATCTTTTTCATCTGGAGTAGATTCTCTATCAATAAAACCCTTTACTTTCTTTACTTCTTTACCTTGACCAGGTGTAACTTCTTTAGTATGGTCAGCATAATCCTTGCCAATCTCGTATGAATCTGTTATAAAGCCTTCTACTTTTCTTGCGTCTTCAACACTCATACTCTCTGGAACACAGTTTGGTACTTGTTTACCACCCTTGTTCTTCATACCTACTTGTTTGTAACCTGTCCAACAAGCGTCTTGTAAATCTTTCTTCATCTCACCAAACATCTTTTTATACTTTTGTGTATGAATGCTTGGTTTTGTTTTGGCGTCTTTATCGCCTGGTGCTTCTTTGTTGTCTTTATTCTTAGCAAAGAAATCTGCTCTTTTACTCTTTGTATCCTTTGATAGGTTTTTGTAATACTTTTTAGGCTGTGTGCCGTCTTTTTTCTTAACATCTCTATCTTGTGGTTGAGCGTCTAAATCTTCTTTAATTTCTGATACTGCTTCGAATCCATAGTCAACATCTAAATCATGTTCTCTCACTTGGACCTCTCTGTCTGCTGGTATAGGAATACAATCCCATATCCATGCTTTGTGTAAATTGTTATTGTTATCTTCTAGTACAACATAATTTGTACTTCGTCTTACTACTTTACCTTTTACATCTTCTTTGATATAATCAACTTCGTCATTAATATTAAATATCATTTCTCTTATGTAAAGGTCTCTTATTTGTTGTTGTTCAAATTCTTCCATACTGGCAATTGGTCTAACATTTTGAATATGCAAATAGTTAGCGGCCAAGTTCATTCCTTTTCGGACATCTTTGAAAATCTTTTCTGCGTCAGCGTTTCTTGGTAAACCTTTTTTGAAACTTGCAAGGTCACCTTTGGCAGCTGCAGCCCTCATTTTACTTGCACTCATACCTGTTGCTCCCTCGGCGTCAGGATCCCTTTCGCCGGCAGAAACAACTTTGATGTTGTCAAAGTTATAATATCCATGTCTGGATTTTACATCATTATATTTCTTAATGATGGTTTCAAATTCTCTTACTCTATCACTACCAACAACCATGTTAACATCTGTATAACCTTGATTGTATAGTTTAGTACATATATCTAAAATCATATTAGTTGTATTGATTTCAATGTTTTTTGCATGACTTGGAAACATCTTTTTCATTACATCTAGTTTAGTTCTAGGAGATAGTGGATTCTTTTTAGGGTCTTCACTTCTACTTAAATAAATTTTGTAATCGTTTGCTGGTACAGATTTAACTTTGTTAATAAGTTTCTCATGTCCAATAGTTGGTGGATTAAATCTACCAAATGTAAATGCAACTGATTTACCTTTTGCTTCTTTTAGACTATCTATCTCTGCGTCTGTTACTTTACCATCATCTAAAATCTTTTTACATTTTTTGTAGAAATTTAAATAGTGGTATTTCTCTAACATCTTATAGATAACATTTTTAGGTAATCTGTTTTTAATACCAAACTTTTGTATTTGGTCTGGTTTCATATCTGAATCAAAGGCAGCTCTTCTATCTGCGTCAACACCATCACCTACTTTAATAATGTCATTGATACTATCTTCGATTTCTTCCAACTTGTCATTAATTCTATCTTGTAGATTTAAAATGTCATCTGGATTTAATTCTTTTAGTTCATCATAATCAATAATATCTCTTTTTAGTTCACCTTTGATTACATCTAATTCTTGTACTTTTTTATTAAAGTCTTTGATATATAAACCTACATCAAAACTAAAATCTTCAGGTCTTTTTATAAACTTATCTGTTTCGATATCAAACACAGCGTCAGCCTTTTTGTTTTGGTCTTCGTATGTTTCTTTATCTGTAATAAAATAAAAGTTGATAGGGTGCTCAGAACCAGGTATCAATTTACCTTGGACATTACCGGCAGTCTTAGCAGACAAATACTTTTTGGACAGTCTTAATCGTTCTAGTTCTTGTTTGTCCCCAGGTACATCAAATAAAATATTGATGTCCAAGTCTGCGTCATTTCTATATCGTTTTGTAAGTATAGAACCTATCAAAGAAGTTTTAAGAATAGGGTACTCCGACTCAAACTCTTTTAACTGAGCTTGAATCTGAGCCTTTACGCTAGCTTTAATCTTAGGATTTTTAGTGTCAGCGTCATCAAATACCTTAGGCGCATAAGTCCTTCTAGGTATATCAATAATGCTTTCGTTTATAAAATCTTTAAATCTCATCTTCTTTTTAATTTTCTCTCTGTAGCCATCCATCTTTTTGCTGTGTATGACTTAACTTTGTTTGTTAACAATCTTCTAACTACTTTAGAACATTTGTTCATAGTTTGAGTTGTTAGTTCTCTATCGCTTTGGTTGTTATCTACGATAATCATATTACTCATACCAAATAAATTTTGAAACTTACCAATATTACTTTGTACAGCTGTCCATGATTTTCTTGTAATATATTCTGGTACACTTCTCTCTCTTTGTGCATTTCTCTCCAATGCAACTTCTAAACTTGTGTTTACAAAAATCATATAACAATCATAACCTAAAGCTTTTAAATGTGATACTTGTTGATTAATCTTATCGTAATCTCTACCAGTACCATCAACAATTAAACCCAATCTACCTTTGATAGACAAGTCTAACATTGTACCTGTCATTCCTTTTGCTCTTGCTCTAACAATATCTCTAGCCTCTGCTTCGTCTTCAGGCATTTTTAAAGATAAGTTATTCTTTTTTAAGGCACTTTCAAAAGCATTATCGGAGTTAATCATTCTTAAACCAAAACCAGCAAATGCACTTTTAGTTACAAATGTTTTACCTGAACCAGGACCACCTGCAAGGAAAAATGCCTTAAATATATTAGGGTCATATAGTCCTTCTTGTAAGTATCTTATTTGTTCAAATGTTTTCATGTTACTTTCTTTACTATTTCTTTTGCTATTTGTTCAGGTGTGCTACCCTCTGCTTTAATATTTATTATTTCATCTTTATAGTATTGCAATAAAGGTGCTGTTTCTCTATGATAAACTTTAATTCTATTCTTAATAATTTCTGGTTTATCATCTGCTCTACCTCTAGCAGTTAGTCTTTTGACGACCTCTTCCTCAGATACAACAAGATTAATAACATGGTCATATTCTATTCCTTTTTCTTCCATAGCTTTCGCTTGTTTTACATTTCTAGGAAATCCATCAAACACATAACCTTTTTGAGCGTCTGGTTGTTTCATTCGTTCTTTTACTGCGTCTATAACAATTGGTGTAGGTGCAAATTCACCTTTAGATAATAAGTCTTTTACTTTTTTACCGTCTGGTGTATCTTGTTTTGCTAAAGCTCTCATCATATCACCTGTGTATATGTGGGCGATACCTAATTCTTTCTTCATCAATTCTGAATATGTTGATTTACCAGAACCTGGTCCACCAATCATAATGATTTTAGGTCCGTTGATTGCTTCAAAGAAGTATTGTTTAAAACTTTCTACTCTGTAATACATTATCCTTTTACCCAATCTTTAGCAATTGTAAAGTTTGCTCTACTAAATTCTAATCTATCTACAAGTTTAATTGCACCTGCAACTCTGTCAACTGCAACAAAACCCTCTGGTGCTGTTACTTTATAACCAGTAGGTGTTCGTAAGAAGTGACCGATACTTTGTACTTGATTTAATTTTTGTATCAAAAAGTTCTTTGCATTACCTAAACTAATATGACTTGCAATTGCAAAGTATAATGCTTGTTTATTTCTATCAATATATTGTAAACCAATTTTCTTTTGTTGTATAAACTTCTCTTTACCTTTATCTGTTTTACGACTATCTATTTCTGCGTCTATAAAACTTTCGTAATAATCTCTAAATCCTTGTTGCATTACTGCAACTTTTTCCATGCCTTGTTTTGAGTTTCTAATATATGAATTGAAGTATGTTTTTAATCTGTAACCAACAGATATTTGGTCACTCATAGATGTTTTAGACATTTCATCTAAAATAGGTTTTGCTTTTCTTAATGAGCCCTCAGCCATTCTTATCAATGCGTCAAATCTGTTTAACTCTGATTTATTAAATGTTGCTGAACCAGATGTATCTGTAAAGGCTGCTGAAGCTAAAAATACTGAAGCAGGACCTTGACCTTTGAT